AAGTGTCGTTTGTCGGGTCGGTGTCGGTTGTATTAATTAAAACTGAACCTGAACTATCTATACGCATTCTTTCAATATTGTTAGTATGTAGCCTTATCGGACCAGCCTCTTGATTGACTATATACATTTCAGTTGAATAACTAGCAATATGGCATCCGTCACTAGCCGTTGCCCCTATACTAGCGTTCGTTAAATGAATTTGTGAACCTCTAGACCCTGTGTTAGGTTGGTGAATATGCAATATAGCATCGTCGTATAATGTGTTAGTCGGTGTCGGGGATGCAGTACCTAGCCCTACACGCCCATTAGTTGAGTCTATAAAAAATAAAGATGTGTCAAAAGTAGCGTCTCCGCTTACATCTAGGCTTGTTAATGTACCAACACTAGTAATATTCGTTTGACTAGCTGTAGATAAAGTACCTACTAATGCTGTATTTCCCGTTACTGTGCCACCATTAATATTACTGCTCCCTACGTCAATATTTCCAAAACCTGACGTTATACTTCCGCTATTCAATGCCCCTGTAGACGTAATACTGGTATTAACAACACCACTTCCTAATGTGTCGTTACTTAATACACTTGTTCCATTAATTTTGAAAACATCCCCTGATACTAAATTTAAACCTGTTGTGTCAAACGTTGCTTGTAACGTTCCTGAACCTTTAAATTCAAACGTATCATCTTCAGAATCAAAAATAATCCCTGAAGCTCCTGCACCGTCTGTTTGAATAACTAAATCAGTACCATTAAAAAACAATCCACTATCATTACTAGCACCTAACACAAAAGCTCCAACATCTGTAAGAGCAGAAGCGTCTGAACCTAATCTTAAAAAACCTGAAGATTTTAACCCTTCTGCACCGTCTGTCGTATCAAACTCTAATAGCCCTGTTTTCCCTGAAGCGTCAAAACTTAAAGCACTAGCTGTATTGTCTATTAAATCCCAATCGATAGCGTAACTAATCGTAGTAACATCACTAGACAATGTAATTCCATTAAATATACCATTTCTGCTACTGTTAATAGTCTCAGTACCACCAATTAACAATTTACCTATATTAACCGCTTTAACACCGCTTGATAGACCGTCTGTAACATTAGATACATTCCCATTAAGTCGTGGGGCTGTAATCGTGTTACCAGTCGCCCAAGTGTAAAATTGTGAAATATAATTTTCTGACATAATTACTCCTTTATTTTTCTTCTAATTAATGGTTTTTTTTCTTTTTGTATCGGTGTCAAACCATCTGAACCTGCAATAAATTTTCTTCCTGCTGTCATAACTGGTTTATCAACAAGTAATTTCTCGCTTGCTTCTTTTGCTGATAATCTTAATGGTAATTGTTTTTTATATTGTTCCACTAATAAATCACCAATTAAAGGTATTTTTCCGCTTGTTTTTTGTAGTAAGTTAGGTTTGATTTTAGGGATAGCATTAGCTACTTGTATGGCTCTAACATATTCCCCTATATTAGATACTATATCATTTTCTAGTTTATCACCTTTTTTACTTATTTCCTTATAAATCTTCAATAATTGGTCTTGTTCTTCTCTAGATTTATTCTTAACAAACCTACCCATTCCACCTTCTATTTTCTTGTCTGCTTGTTGAGTAATCTTGTTTTCAAATAGTGTTCTTAATTTATCCGTATTTTCTCCATACTCTTTGGCTTTTGTGTTTATTTTTTTATTTCTCAAAACTTTATCTGCAAATTCTCTTATTTTGTAATAAGGCTGTTGTGTTAATTTTTCGCCTGATTTCCAATCGATAGCATCATCTGCTTGTTTTCTAATTTTATATAGTTTATCCATTGTTAAGTTAGGGTCTGTAAGATCATCAAATAGTTTGGTGTAAACTTGTTTATTTGCAACTATAGGGTCTAGTTCTAAACCTGATTTTCCTAAAAGTTTATTAAATTCTTTTTTTGCCTTTGGATTTCTCATTAAAACACCAGTAGAAACCGCTTTTTGTTGTTTACTTATAATATAGTTTTTAAGGGAATCATAGGATTTCCCCATTTTATCACCAACTGCATCAACAAATTCTTTTGTTTCTGTGATTTTGTTGATTGGTATTTTTTTCATTCCTTTAAGTATGTCTCTATTTTCATATACCGTATCTTCTGCAGTTTTGATTGCTACATCTGCTATATTTTTCTTTTTTTGCTTTAATAATAATTTACCAACTTTTTTAATTTTTCCTATACTACCTAAAGCTAAATCTATACCTGCTGATTTTAAAGCTTGTTTAGTTGCTTCTGTTACTGGCTCACCTTCTGCTATCCCTTCTACAAGTCTTGACGCTCCTACAATACTAGCTGATATAGGGGGAAATGCTAAAGGTGGTGCTAACGTTGCGTAAGGTGCAAGTTTTGCTCCTGTAGCTATTTTTTCTCTTAATGTTTTTGGTTGCTCAGGTACAAACTCCGCTTTTTTCTGTTGGGGATATTCTTTTCTCAGAACATCTTCAATTTCTTGGTCTGACATAGTATCAGGAAATTCTATTATTTCGTTACCTACTTGAACCTCAATCATTTTTGACCTCATTTAGTTTTTTTGTTTTTGGGTCATATATTTTTCTAACTTTTGTTGTTTTCATAACTGATCTGCTCAATATATCGTCTACGCTTAGTATTCCTTGTTCTTTAAATTTTATAAGACCAGTTCTTAGACGATCTAATTCTAGTGCAAAAGCTTCAGGGGTCATTCCTTCCTCTAGTGCTTTTTGTGCATTAATTAAAAACCCTATCTCTTTATCAGATACTGTACCTAAAGCCCCACCAGTCGGACTTGCGTCTCTCATTTTTTGCAATTCGTCGAAACCTAAATTTGCTTGTATTAATTTTAATTTTGCCATTGCTGTATTTTGTATGGGATCTCCTATTAATCTCCTTCCCTTTTCACCTAATGCTTCCATTGTACCAGTGGCAGTGATAGCATTTCCTAATTCGGTTAATTGAATCTCACCGTTTTCATTGACAAGCATAAGATCATCAATAGCACTTAATACATTATCATATTTTTCAAACTGTAACTTTGTTTTTTCAATGTCTTTTTCAGCACTAGCTAAGTCTTCTTCGTATTTTTCTTGGTTAAAAATAGCTTTTCCAGTATCTTCAGAAACATTAATATATTTTTCTCCATAAGGTTTAGCGTATATGTTTTCTACTAGGCCAACATTTTCTTGGTTTAATTCAACTTGCCCTTTTTCAGTTAATTGAGATTGAAGTTTTCGTTCTTCTCTTGCCTCTTTTCGTTCTTCTCTTGCTTCTTTTTGTATTGCTCTTTCTTCTTTGCGTTGTTCTGCTTGTGTATCTCTTAATAATTTCAACTTTTCTAATTGTTTTTCTTCTTGCTTTTCTTTTCGTTCTTGTAAAGCAGTAGGAATTTGTCTAATAGCTTCGGCTGTTCTTGGTGCTTCTCTACCTGTGATTACCTCACCAATGACTTGACCTGCTAAACCGCCTAATTCAGCTCTAGTGTAAGGGTCGGCTTGCTTAAATTGTTGTACTCCTCTTTGAGCAATTCCTGCTAACCCTGAACCTATAGATTCAGCAGTTTGAGCAGTCTTTTCAATTAATGATTTTAAACCTAAAGCACTTAATACACTTTTATTCTGCAATTCTTCAAAACTAGGCATAGTTACCCCCTCTGTATTGTGACATGAAGCTACTCGGTTGATATTGTCGCATTGGAGCAGTTGCTATTGTCGTAGACTGTGAAGGTTTATTAATCATGCCACCTAACCCTTTACCAAGTGAAGCCCCTATACCTGCCCCTGCTGGACCACCAAGCAAAGCCCCCCCTGCTGTACCTAACAACGTTAAAATTGAAGTAAAAACCCCTGCTTTACGTTGCTTTGCTTGTTCTTCTTGTTGTCTTCTTATAGCTTCTTCTTCACGTCTTAACATATCCGCTTGAACTATAGATTGCCCAGTTTGCACCGCTTCTCTTTCACGCATATTAATAATGTCTTGTAAGCCTAATGACTGTAATAAATTAGATTGATATTGCATAATTAACTCCTTTTATAATCTCCCTTTACCATCGACGACGTCTTTCCTCTTCTTTTCGCTGATTTTCTAATAATTTTTGTTCCTTAAGCACTCTATCATATGCTTCTTCATATTGTTTTATAATATTTAAAGATTTTTCATCTTGCCCTGTCGCTATTCTAGCCATTCTCTCCTGTTCACGTTGCATTAATTCAGGATTAAACACAAACCTTTCTAGCTGATCTAAAACAACATCTTTTTGTTTTGAACCTAACTTTTCTCTTAGGTCGATATATTCATCAACTGATAATCCTGCTTGTGTAGCTTGACGTTGTAACAACAATTCATCATCAGGGGTAAACTGAAACCCCATAAATTCACCAGTAGATTCATCCGTTAAAACTGTGTCTAATATATTCCCTATAATTTGATTTGCATTATCTGACGTAATTTGTCCTGATTGTAACATTCCAAAAATTGCTTCTTCGTTTCTATTAAATCTATTTTGTTGATTTTGTAATTCGAGTAAATCTACTTGCTGTTCAAAACCTCGTTCTTGTAATGCTGTATTATAATTTTGTATTGCTTCTCGTTCTTGTGTAGTAAATTGTCTTTGTGCTTCTGTCTGTTCTGCTTGAAATTCTTGTTGACCTAAACGTTCTTCTTTGGCAAATTCTCTTTGTTTTGCTAATTCATTAGCTCTATAGGCTTGTTCCATAACATTACCAGTAATTAAGCCCATTAAACCTGCTTCGGCTTCTGCTTGAGCTTCGTATATATCAGCCATAGCCCCTGCACCTGTCTCACCAAAAGCTAATCCTTTACGAGCTAAACTCTCTAATCCTGTAGTTTCTCTTTCTTTAAAGCTTTTTTGTAGTGGCTTTACTTGTGTTTGAAAAATTTGTTGTGCTTGTGCCTGTAACTCAGGACTTAATAACCCTTGATTGGTAGGTGTTGGGTCTGGTGCATTATTTTGTGGTGTTGATTGCATTTTTTACTCCTTATGATTGCGTTAAATTTCGATAATATACAATTAATTTTAAAACTCTTGTAAATTCGTTAGCATTAGAATTTCCAAACTCTGCTAAAAAATAATTACCTCTTAAATTACAAGAATACGCAGTAGAACTTACGCCTTTATTACCAATAACCGCAGTACCTACAATAGCTGTTCCTATCAATGACGCATCAGTTGTTGAGGTGGTATATATCCTAGATATGCCCTCCCCTTCGCCTACAAAAGGCTTACCTAATCGATAAGCATTAAATACAAGATTAATATTCCAATTATCAGTTTCCCCAGTGAAATATATTTTATTTATTCTTTTTACTGTTCCTGCACTTCCCATAGGTAACAAAGATAAAATTGCTTTACTTACTATAGGCTCGTTGTTGTCTGAATGAATATCATTATTCAAGGTTTCGTGGACTTCTCCGTTTAAGCCCTTCACTCCGTATAATTTTAATTTATTGCTTTGTGTTTGTGTTGCAAAAAAATTATAATCAAAGCCTGTAAATTGCCCCCAGTAAGGCTGAGGCTGACTTATATTAGCTAAGAGATTGAATTTTGTAGTATCACAAAAATAAGTTAAATCATTGTAAGTTAAAGAATTATTAACAGATTGAAAAGAAATTATATATTTATCTTGAAAAAATATTGCTGTTGCATTAATTGTGTTCGTTGTATCTAATAACTCTATAATATCGTCTTGTATATCCTCAGATATAATCGGAGAACCTGAACCCCCTAGCGTATATTCACCACTAGAAAAACTGATATTTGGACTAATTAACCTTATATAATTATCTGTGGATAGATATATAATGCCTATCTTTGTTCTCTTAATAGTATCGATAGATTGTGAACCAATAATTGCATCCGTTCTTAATACATTCCAGTTAGTTTTTGGGACTGGCATATCAGCATTAGGTAACACATATACACCACGCTCTTTAAAAATAAAAAGGGCATCTCCCCATATCTCAATCCCTGTTATTTTTCCGTCAATAGCAGGTGCAATTTTAATGCTGTTAGACGTTGTATTCCAATCCTCAAAATCTAAAATTTCTGTATAATATAATGTATCTTCTGCATCAACACCAAAAAGCCTATTCTTATGTAGTTTTAGGTGAATTAGTCCACTAGGTACATTAGAAGTAATTTTACTTGCTATTGGGGTATTACCAATAACTTTAACTAAGTAATTTTCTCCACTTGCCCCATATATAGCACGATTAGCGCCAAAACCTGCCATTTCCCATCTTATTTTCTTATCTGCAGTTAAACCTAAAGAAGCATTAGCATCGTTCCAACCATTAGAATAATAATAAACTTTATCGTCTTGATTAGTGATTAAAAATTCTGAATCATTAGGGCTAGTATAATTAGCAAGAGAAAAAATAGGATCATCAGGAGTTACACTAAAATTTGGATTTTCTGTTAATAATAGACCACCGCCACGTTCTTCTAGGCCACCATTAGCCATATACATATAATTTTCATTCTTACTTAATTGACCAGGTAAGGCATTAAAAACATCTTTCGATTTTGTTAGCCCCCTAAAATATTTGACTTCGGTATAAGGATAATTGCCCATTAGCTATTGAAAAATACTGAGGGGTCGCTCATTGAACGCCTGTTGTTATTAAAATATTTAGGATCTAAACCAATAACTTTTTGATTGTTATTAGTAAAATTAAGGTCTAAATTACTTTCTTCTTGTTTAGCTAATATTTGAAACTTTTGTTGATTTTGCAGATCATCCTCTCTTTGGTAAAACAAAAAACTAGCTGTATAAATAATTAAATTATTATAATCTATGCTTAACTCTGTAGTATCAGAATCATTGACAAGCTCAGTAGGATTTTTTACACCTAACAACTTAATTACATCATTTTCTGTTCTGTCAAAATGTTTATTAAAAATTATCTTACCTTCTGCAATACTGTAACATGTAGGATCTCCAGTATAAGCCTCATTGAAAAAGTTACTTGTTCCGCTCACCTGAATTAAGTCCTTGTACTCTTTTGGTACCAACTCTTTAAACGTATTACTTTTATTTTTAAAATATAAATTCTTAATTATGATTAAATCGCTAGGAAAAGTCACACTGTTTTGTCCTTTCGTTATATTAACACTAATAGGCGTAGCATTATGCAATATAGAAGGCTGTACATCTCTTGCTATCAATCGTATAGAATTATTAATAAATCCGTTTAATATTGTGCTTGAAGGGTCTGTTGCGGTCGTAGTCGTTCCTACATTAATTTGTATTTCTAATTTATTTCTTAATTGTGATAAATCGCTACCCATAATACGCTCCTATGTTAAAAAAATGTCATACTGTGAATTATCGTGTATTGCTGTAATTTGTATTTTATTGATACTAATACTTTTAGTATCGAACCTATAATCAGAGGGCAAATATATATCTTGCCCATAATTTACACCATCAGAACTTATTTTAAATGTTAATTCATGAGAACCGCTATTATTAATATACCCTTGTACAGAGTTACGTTCTAACGTTGTAGCAACGTCTAATGTCACTGTTCCATCAGCTATGTCTAAATCTGTATCATAAGCAGAATAATACTTGCGTTTTGGCTGATCGTATTGGTTTTGTAACATTTTTACTCCATTTTTAACCAAAAAAAAAAGATGAACGCATATAATACGCTCATCTTTCCTGACTACGGTTTAAGTGGCTTTATTTAATAATAACACTAAATAAAAAAATGTCAAACAAAAAAGCCAGTCTCAAAGAGGGAAAAATGAGACTGGCTACTTATTGGAACGTTAATTATATTTTAATTAACAATTCCTAAAGTGTCAACAAATTAACCTTGAAATTCTGTGGTTAATATCCAAAGACCCGCAGATTTGTTTAACACTTTACCTACACCTAAAATAGACCAAGCAGCTTGTTTAATCTTAGACGCTGGATCATTTGTAGATTCTAACCCTGATTGCTTTAAGTAGAAATTAAATCCTTTTTCTCCACTTTCTCCTGCAATCATAGCAGTACCATAGGCTTCATCACCGAACAATAAAGAACAATTTAGATGCCCTGAAGATGTCGCTAATGTGTCACCTGATAATTTAAATGAATATGCTAGGTTAGATGTCATAATTCTCACGTTAGCAACAACACCTACTTCAGCAGGATTTTCTAAAGCTCTTTCAGAACTAGTAGGAGAAAACCAACCTTTGAAGCCTGAACTAGTTGTAAGTTGATACGCTGTTGTAGGATTAGTAATTAATTTAAAATACCCATCTCTGCATGGTGGTACATCCTTACCGTTTAGTACACTGACACCATGCTGAATAGTTTTAATTGTCATTGCTGACCCTGCTAGACTTGTTACGCTAGCTGACTGCTGTACTCTAGTTTTATTATGGTACATTGGGAATCTATCACCATCTGCTGATTTGTCGTGTGACCATACTTTAGCTGTTGTACCAGTAGAGTTAAGAGTTCCGCCATCTATTGCTAAGTTATTCATATTAACAGAAGAAGCATTAGCTACATCCGCTACAGCCATACCAATATCATTACGGATCATAACATCTAAAGACTTAACCGCTTGATCTTGTGCTTTTCTTGACGCTTGCTCTAGAGCATCTCCGATTGCTGTCAATGATACTGTTCTAGATATTTGAACATAGCTTGATCTTTCGTGAAGATTAGCTGTAATTACCTGAGCTGATAAGTAGCTTTGAGTAGATGAAAACTCGTCTGAATCATCAGAAAACAACGGATTAATCTTGTTGTATCGAGTGAATTGTATAATATTACCAGAACCTTGTGGAATTGGCTTTTTATATGGTGCGTTTGAGTACCATACAGCCTTTTTATCAAAGTCTTGTAATATTTGTAATTCATAATATGTATTTACAGCGTTAATCAATGACGCTTGTGTAGTTTGTTGGTCTGCCATTTTTTTTATTCCTTTTTATGTCAAACTAGATAGATAAACCCTTTGCTTTATTATTTGCGTTATACCATTCCCTGTACTCATTAGGAGTTTTGGGTTGAGGCTTCCCTTCCCAACTGTTGCTATTATTAGCTGTAGAATTAGTTTGTGGTGAATTGGCTTTAACTTTTCTAGCTAAGACATTATTTTTTTTTTGTATTTGGTTTGAGCTAGAGTTTTGATTTTTAATTTTAGGAAAAATTTCTTTTTTGACTGTTTGTATCCATCCCTTCTTGTTAATTGTTGAATTTTGGCCATATTGTTCAATTCTTTTTTGCAACTCAGCTTGAAAGGCAGGAAGTAGCTCAGGGTTTAATTCCATAAGAT